CGCAAACGGAACATTGAGCGGTCTGTCCGGTACGACGGTGAGCAGGCGCTGCGTGACTTCGGGATCAGCCTGCCGCCGCAGATGGCGAACGTTGGTGCCGCGCTCGGGTGGACGGCTAAGGGTGTCCATGCTGTCACGGACAGGTCCCGGTTTGAGGGGTTCGTTGACGGGTCTGGGGTGACGGACCCGTACGACCTTGAGCAGGTCATGTTCGAGAACCGGTTCCAGATCGAGCTGCCTGCGGCGCAGGTGTCGTCGGCGGTGCACGGGTGTTCGTTCATCACGGTCACGTCGGGTGATGTGCAGTCGGGTGAGCCTGAGGTTCTGATGATGGCTCGTGCTGCGGATGTGTCGGCGGCGGTGTGGGACAAGCGTCGGCGTGCGCTGAAGGGGTTCCTGTCGATCGTTGACACGGACAAGGATGGTCAGCTTACGGAGCTGACGATGTACACGCCGGCGACGGTGTACACGATGCGGAAGCGTCCGTCTGGGCGGTGGGATGTTGCGTCGGTGCGTAACCCGCTGGGTGTGGTGCCGGTGGCTCCGCTGGTTCACAAGTTTGAGCTGCGTCGCCCGCTTGGGCATTCGCGTATCACGCGCGCGTCCATGTACTACACGGACGCGGCCCTGCGTGCGATCGTCCGGTCTGAGGTGTCGTCGGAGTTCTATTCGGCCCCGGAGTATTGGCTGTTCGGTGCGGACGTTTCGGAGTTCGTGGGTAACGACCGGTGGTCGGCTGTGATGGGTCGTATTAAGGCTCTCGACACTGACTCGAACGATGGGGCCGATAAGCCGGATCTGCACCGGTTCACGGGCGCGTCCCCTCAGCCGCACATTGAGCAGTTGCGGATGTGGGCGAACCTGTTCGCGGACGACCAGGACATGGACGTGAAGTTCGCTGACTCTGCGAACCCGTCGTCGGCGGATGCGATCTTCGCGGCGAAGGAGACGCTGATCACGACGACGAAGGACGCGAACAAGCTGTGGGGTTACGGGGCGACGCAGGCGATGCAGTTCGCTGTGATGCTGCGCGACGATCTGGATGCGATGCCGGATGAGCTGCGTACCCTGTCGGCGCAGTACACGGACCCTGCGATCGTTTCCCCGTCCGCGCGCGCGGACGCGTTCTCGAAGCTGGCCGTCAACATTGAGGGTTTCGCGACGTCGACTGTGGGGCTGAAGTATTCGGGTCTGCCGATGGAGGACATCCGTCAGTTCCAGGAGGAGCAGCGGCGCAGGAACGCGGGCACGCTCGTGGACGCGCTGGCTTCGCAGCCCGCTGGTGAGGATGCGGTCGCGGAGGCGAACGCGCTGAAGGTGAAGCTGGACGCGCTGGGTATCGCTATCCGTGCGGGTGTTGACCCTGAGTCGGCGGCGGCGGCGCTGGGCCTTGAGGGTCTGAAGTTCACGGGTGCGTTCCCGGTCACGCTGCGTCTCCCGGAGGAGACGGCGTCCGAGCTTGAAGAGAAGTAGCGATGACGACGCTCGAGGATGTGAGGGCGTACAGGCGGGTCAACGAGAAGGTGTCGACGGGCGCTGTGCGTCAGGTGCGCAGGCTGGTGGCGGCGACCGCGTCTCTGGCGTTGCTGGACCGTCGTGACACGTTGCTGGTGAACGTTCCGAAGATCGTTGACTCTGCCGCTTCCACGATGGGGGACTTCGCGGCTTCGTGGGCGTCAGACCTGTTCGCGGCGAAGGGGATCAAGTTCACTCCTGCGGGCACGCCCCTCCCGAACCCGAACGCGTTGGAGGCGTCGATCAGGTGGGCTGTCGGCCCCATGTTTGGGGATGCCCCTGGGACGGTCGCGGGGAACCTGTCGGGAATGGTTGAGCGGATGATCGCTGACGCCGGCAGGCAGGCGGTCGCTGACGACTGGGGTGGGATGCGCACGGATTGGCATCGTCGCTCTGGTTCTCGTCGGGCCGCGTACCAGCGGTTCCCGACCCCTGGGTGCTGTGACTGGTGCGCGATGCTCGCCTCTCGCGGTGCCGTGTATTGGACGGAAGCGGCTGGTGAGGCTGGCGGGCACGACCGTTGCTATTGCGTGATCGCCCCCGTGTTCACATCGGATGACTGGGCGAACGATATCGCGTCCCGGTACGACGCCCGGTACCGGGGTGAGGTGTCGCGTGAGGATGACGCGGCGATCCCGGAGGACGCCATTTCGCAGGCTGTCCGCGACACCCGCTCCTAAGACTTCCACGGTTTCTTCCGTGGCCGCACGCAGGCGGTCCCTGCGGTCATGGGCACACGGCCCCTAAACGGAAATGAGGCTCAGCATGGCTGAGGAAACGGCCCCCACTACGGGCACGGAAGAAACCAACTCGCAGCACCAGGAGAACGCGTTCACGCCGATCACCTCTCAGGAGGAGTTCGACAAGGCGATCCAGGCGCGCATTGCGAGGGAGCGCGCGAAGTACCAGGACTACGACCAGCTCAAGGCTGATGCTGCCGAGCTGGCGAAGATCCGGGAGTCGCAGAAGACCGAAGCGGAGAAGGCCGCTGAGGCTCTTGCCGCCGCCGAGAAGCGTGCGGCTGAGCTTGAGCTGAAGGCTGCTCGCGCTGAGGTTGCCGCCGCCAAGGGTGTCCCTGCTGATCTGCTGACGGGCAGCACGCAGGCAGAGCTCGAGGCGTCTGCGGATGCGCTTATCCAGTTCCGGGGAGAGCAGCAGCCGAAGGGGCTGCACATCCCCAACGAGGGACGCCAGCCCGCCGTCAACGGTGGGACCACTGCGGAGCTGTTCGCTGCCGCACTGGAGGGGCACCTCTAACCAATCCTTGAAAGGAATATCACATGGCTGGTATCGACATTAACCGGACCTCGTCCGGTGTCGTTCTCCCGGCAGAGGTCTCGAACGAGATCCTGTCCAACATGCAGGAGGCGTCCGCTGTTCAGCAGCTTGCCACCCGCATCAACCTTCCCGGCCCTGGCATCACGATCCCGGTGATCACCGGTGACCCTGAGGCCGAGTGGGTGGATGAGACCGACGAGAAGCCGATTTCTCGCCCCACGTTCGGCGCGAAGTCGATCACCCCGTACACGCTTGCGGTGATCGTCCCGTTCTCGAACCAGTTCCGTCGTGACGCTGCGGCTCTCTACGCGGAGTGCGCGCGTCGCCTCCCGGGTGCGCTGGCGAAGAAGTTTGACTCGACGGTGTTCGCGTCGACTGGCGCCCCTGGTGGCAACTTCGCTCAGCTCGGTGGTGCGACTGCTGTGGCGCTTACTCCGCACGCGTCGGAGGTGAAGAAGAACACCTACAGCGGTCTCGTGAAGGCGTACACCACGGTGGCGTCGAACAACGGTTCGCTGAACGGTTGGGCTCTGTCGTCGCAGGCGAAGGGTCTCCTGCTCGGTCAGGTCGACACCACGGGTCGCCCGCTGCTGCTCGACAGCATCCAGGCGGGTTCCACGGTTCCGCAGATCCTCGGTGAGCCGGTGTACTACACGCAGGGCGTGTACACGTCGAGCTCCCCGAACACGATCGGTTTCGCGGGTGACTGGTCACAGGCGATGTGGGGCACCGTCGAGGGTGTTCAGATCAGCATCAGCGACCAGGCCACCCTCACGGACGGTGCGGAGTCGGGTGTCCCGAACCTCATCAACCTGTGGCAGCGGAACATGTTCGCGGTTCGTGCGGAGATCGAGATCGGTTTCCAGGTGCGCGACGTGAACCGTTTCGTGAAGCTCACGGACGCCACCATTTCCTGATCAGGTCGGGGGCGGCACCTTCGGGTGTCGTCCCCGCACCCTGACCAATCCACACGTTGAGGGAGGGCCGTCATGGCTTCTTGGACTGCACCTGCTGATGTGATGGGCGCGTGGATCGGTGAGGGTGCCCCCACGGATACTGCCAAGATTCAGAAGTGGATCGATAAGGCGGAGCGGGAGATCAAGTATCGGGTGCCTGACATTCAGGCGCGCATCGATGCTGAGGCTCCCGCGGTCGACCTCAAGAACACTGCCATTGATGTGGTGGTGGCGATGGTGACCCGCGTGTTTCGGAACCCTGAGGGTATCCGGCAGACGAACGTGACCACGGGGCCGTACACGAACTCGAAGACGTACGGTGGCGATACTCCTGGCGGGCTGGGGCTCACGGCTGACGAGCTCGCCAAGTTGCAGGGTGCGTCGTCGAGTGGGGCTTTCACGATCAGCCTGATTCCGCCGACGTCCCCGTTCTATGAGGGCTGATGCGGTACGTCAGTGAGACGGTGCTGCGGGAGGCGTTCACCGCGGGCACGGCAGACCCGTACGGTAACCCGCTCGAGTCGTGGGGGACGCCGCAGAGCGTAGGCATCTACGCGTTCAACCCTGGCACGACCGCTGAACCATTCCTGCCCGGGCATGACAGGGTCATCACCCTGCCGACGATCTATGCCCCCACAGGTACGGTGTTCGGCGCGCGTGACCGGGTGACGGTGCGCGGGGTGAAGTACGAGGTCGTGGGTGTGGTGCTGGATTACCGGAACCCGTACGACTCGTCCATGGATGGCGTGCAGGTGAACCTTGAGGCGGTGACTGGATGACCGTTCGAGTCAAGCTGAACCTGAAGGGCATCAACGCATTGATGACGTCGCGTGAAGTTACCGGGGCGGTGATCCGTGAGGCGCAGCGGATGCAGGCTGAGGCGGGGGAGAACTTCGAGTATGACGTCTCCCCGCACCGGTACACGGCGCGGGCGTACATTCGCGCGGCTAATGCTGCCGGCGCGAAGGAACAGCAAGAGAATGCTGTGCTTGAACGGGTGGTTGGGTCGTGAGGTTTGAGGACGTTGAGGCGTTCGTGATCCCGTTCGTCAAGTCGAAGGTTGGGTCGGTGACGGTCGCGTCGAAGGTTCCGAATCCGCGCCCGGGCACGTTCGTGCGCGCGTGGGTGAACGGTGGTGCCGCGATCAACCCCGTCCTTGAGCGGGTCGTGATCACGGTGGACTGTTGGGCGCCCTCGATCGTGCAGGCGTCCCAGCTTGCGTCGGCGGTGCGGGAGGGATTCTTCCGGTCAACCGTGCACCCGTTGGTGCGGCGTGTGGAGGAGATCACGCGCCCGTATTCGCAGCCGGATGAGACGTCCGACCGGTACCGGTTCTCCGTCGCCCTGACGATCCGCGCGACCCGCCACTAGCCCGCTACTTTCCTAAACCAACCCTCACCAGCCGGTGGGGGTTTTTCCATGCCCGAAGGGGCTCACCTGGAAGGAGGCAGTCGCATGACTGCTGACGCATCCCTGGCCCGAATCTTCGGGTCTGACTCTGACGCGCTGTACCTCGCGCCGGTGGGGACGGCCCTGCCGACGACGATCAACGGGGCACTCGACCCGGACTTCGAGGACATCGGTTGGCTGCACTCTGACGGCATCACGGAGACCCCGACTGGTTCGAAGACTGAGATCCGTGGCCACCAGGGGAACCGTGTTGTGCGGACCCGTACGGAGTCGCCCGGTACCACGTTCTCGTTCGTGGCGCTCGAGTCTAAGCCGCTCACCACTGAGCTTCGCTACGACGTGAAGAACACGGACGTGACCACGCCTGGTGTCCGCAAGCAGACCCGTTCCCCGGGTCAGAAGGTCACGGCCCGCGCCGCCGTGCTCGACATCTTCGACGCCGACGACATCACGATCAAGGAGCGGTGGGTGTTCCCCCGTATCGAGATCAGCGCGGACGGTGAGCGTGTGTTCGTGAACAACGACATTGCCGGGTTCCCGTTCATCGCTGAGGTCATCAGCGACTACACGGTGTTCTCGAGCGAGCCGGACGACGAGTCCTGACATGACTGGCGGGTGGGGTGCTTCGACTCCACCCCACCCGCCTCAAGCACCTTGAGTCGAATGAGTCGAATGGAGTCGACATGGCAACGGTGAAGAAGCCGCAGGACCACAAGAGCAAGGACGGGTCGGTCACGGTGCAGGGCATCCTGGTGACGATCGACAAGGATCAGGTCACGGACTGGGATGTGGTGGAGGGGATCGCCACGCTTCAGGATGATTCTGCGGACGAGTCGGAGAAGTTGGTCTCGTCGGTGCGTGTCATGCGTCGCCTGCTCGGCGGGGATTATGGCCGGGTGAAGGCGGAGCTGCGTGCCGCGAACGATGGGAAGCTGACCGCGGAGCACATGGGCGCGTTTCTGAAGGAAGTGTTTGAGGCGCTGAACCCAAACTCCTGACCCTCAGCTATGCGCTCAAGTTCCATCGTGGGGCGTTGAGGGCGTCGCTGAGGGCTGTGTACGGGATCGACCTTGGTGTCATGTTGGCTGAACGGTCGATGCCTGCGGGGGAGTTGGCGGATCTGGTGGTGTGGTTGCCGCCTGGGTGCGCGTTGTGGATGGACGTTGGTGGGCCTGCGTCGCTCACGATGGAGGCGCGGGAGTTGCGTCGGGTGTCGTACTGGTTGCGTGTTCTCGATTACCGGGAGCGTGGCAATAAGGGTGAGAAGCCGAAGCCGGACCCGGAGCCGGAGTACGCGCATGAGCGTCGCGTCCAGGAGGACACGATGAAGCGTAAGGCTGAGGCTTACCTGCGCCGGCAGAGGGCGCTCAACGGGTGAACAGTGGCATCGCCTGCGGGTTCCCGCGGGCGTCCTGAACGACCGCCCAAGTGTGTAGCCGCCACCCCACGGACTCGATCGCCTCAATCATCGGGGACCAGTCCTCGACGTTGCCGGAGAAACCCATCTTGAACGTGGGGAAGTTCAGGACGGGTGTGAAGTAGCGGGCTTCAGCAGCCCATGCAGTGCGCGCCTTTACGACCATCGACTGCGCCTTGCTGTTTGCCATGAATCCCATAGCGGGATCTTAACGGGGAAGGGCGGCTACCGCGATGGCTGGAGTTGAAATCGCACAGGCGTACATCGCCCTGACCACGAAGATGCCTGGTGTTGCGGGGGATATCAAGGATCAGTTGGGGCCGGCTGAGGCTGAGGCTGAGAAGTCTGGTGAGCGTACCGGGCGTAAGTGGTCCGACAAGATCAAGGTCGCGATGGGGATCGGTGCGGTCGCGGCGACGGGTGCCGCGGTGGCGGCGTTCAAGGGTCTGTACGACATCGGTGAGGTGTTCGACGAGGTCACTGACACGATCCGTACGGGTACGGGCGCGCAGGGCGAAGCGCTGGACGGTCTCGTTGATGTGGCGAAGAAGGTGGGGCAGCAGGTTCCCGCCGAGTTCGAGCAGATCGGTTCGGTGGTCGCTGACCTGAACACCAGGTTGGGTCTTTCGGGGGAGACGCTCGAGAAGGTCGCGTCCCAGTACCTGGAGGCTGGTCGTCTGCTCGGTGGTGACATCGACATCAACTCGACGACGGCTGCGTTCAACGCGTTCAAGATCTCCGGTGACGGTGTCGCCGCCGCTATGGACACTCTGTTTCAGGTGTCTCAGGCGACCGGTGTGGGAATCAACGATCTCGCCGCTGGTGCGGTGAGGGCGGCCCCTGCGTTGCAGAACCTTGGGTTCACGTTCGAGGATTCGGTGGCGCTGCTGGGTTCACTGGACAAGGCGGGGCTG